CGATGAGATAGAAACATTACAAAATGAAAAGAATAATACAATTGTAGAAGAAGAGAAACTAATTACACTTGAAACTGATTATGTAAATCTTAAGAAGATGGTTGCTGCCATGAAGGAAGAGAGAAATACTCTTCTTGCTGCAACAATATTATTAAAAGATAATGGTATCAAGACTAGGGTTATAAGACGCTATCTTCCAGTGATGAATAAGTTGATCAACCAACATCTTCAGAATCTTGAGTTTTATGTTAATTTTAATTTAGATGAGAACTTCGAAGAAACGATTAAATCTAGATACAGGGATACTTTCACTTATGAATCTTTCTCCGAGGGAGAGAAAGCTAGGATTGATATCGCTCTGTTGCTTACTTGGCGTTCTATTGCTAAACTTAAAAATAGCGTTGACACTAACATCCTTATATTAGATGAGATCTTTGATGGATCGTTAGACCAGAATGGTACTGGTGAATTGGGATGGATCTTACGTAACTTCGATGACAATACAAATATATTTGTCATCAGTCATAAGGAAACGTTAGAAGGGAAGTTCCAACGTACCTTACAGGTAGAGAAGCATCAGAATTATAGTGTGATTAAGGAGTCAGTTAACGAAGTGGACTAATCGGTAGCACAACCGTTGATGGTGTGTTATAATTATTCCAGTCAAGATTAAACTATGGCACAATTTAAACTTACGTGCGTTGATGAAGATAACTGTACTACTAGCGTAGAGTTTGAAGGCATCTTCTTACCACATGTTATTGAAAAGGTTGAAGGATTTCTTAAAGCATCTGGATTCTTTTTTGAAGAATTAACATATACTAAATGTGAAGAAATTGATTTTGAAGAAGAGATCAAGTCAGGACTAACTAGTAACATAGAGGAAGATACTAATGACGACGTACAAGGAGAACCCTCTTTTTAATACCCATCAATACGTAGGTTGTATTGCTGTTCTAAAGGACGGTAGACACTGTAAAATTATTGGTGATGAAGGATTGCCTAGTAGTCCAAGACACAAAATCATGATGCAAGACCTTGACGGTGAGGTATTTACATGTTATCATGATGATATTGAAAATGTAATGGGTAATTGATTTGAAATATAATGAAGACGAACTCTTGAAAGAGATTCACGATTACATCAGTTCGACATACCGAGGTCATTACTCTGCTGGTAACGTCCAGACTCTTGACCTTATTGATTCTGTGGGTGATGCTGAAGCATTCTGTAGGAGTAATGTCCTTAAGTATGCATCACGTTACGACAGAAAAGGAACAGCACGTAAAGATATCATAAAGATCATTCATTACGGATTGCTCCTACTCCACTTCAATGATAAACGTGCAGCAGCAGATGCTGCTCAAACTGGAGCTACATCATTTACAGTTGATTATGACAAATAAAGTAATACTAACAAAACAAACACAAGCAATCTTGAAAAATTTTGCTACGATCAATAGTTCTATTCTATTTCGTAAGGGCAGTAAGATCAAGACTATAAGTGTTGGTGAGAATGCTGTTGCTGAATATGATTGTGAAGAGGATTTTCCAAAGGATTTTGGAATCTATGATCTAGGACAATTTTTACAGGGTCTTGAATTATTCACTGTTAAAGATAAGGCAGGTGGTGTTGAACCTGTTCTTGAATTTGAGAACGATTCTTTTGTTACAATACATGGAGGAGGTAAAGCTGCAGCATATACAGCAAGGTATTTTTTCTCTAGTCCAGAGATTACATTGAAGGCAGCACCAGAAAAGGATATCAATTTTCCTGCTGCTGATATGGAATTTAGTATTGATCCAGGTGATCTCGATTCTTTACAGAAAGCAGCACAAGTATATAAATTACCAGACTTATCTTTTAAATCAGATGAGGATGGGTGTATTAAAATGGAGGTGTGTGATAGAGAAGATCCCACTTGTAATGTATATGCACAGAGAATAAAAGGACATGCAACTGGATCGTATCAGTTGTATATGAAGATGGATAATATAAGAGTACATTCTGGTGGTTATAATGTAAAAGTTTCCAAGAATCTTATTACAGAATGGAAACATACAGGTCTTGATTTAACATACTATATTGCATTAGAACCTTGATGGAAAATAAAGCATTCTTATGGGTTGAAAAGTATCGACCCAGAACAATTGATGAATGTATTCTACCTGAAAGTACTAAAGAATCATTCAGAGGATTCATTGAACAAGGTGAGATTCCTAATCTTTTATTAACTGGATCTGCTGGTATCGGTAAGACAACTGTTGCTAAAGCTGTATGTGATGAGATTGGAGCATCTTATATTGTTATTAATGGATCTGATGAAGGAAGATTTTTGGACACAGTTAGGGATAAGATAAGAACATTTGCATCAACAGTCTCATTGACCTCTAGCACGTCCCACAAGGTCGTTATAATTGATGAGGCAGACAATACCACTTCTGATGTACAATTGTCTTTACGGACTGCTGTAGAGGAGTTTCATTCAAATTGTAGATTTATATTTACATGCAACTTTCCTAATAAGATTATTGAACCATTACATTCACGTTGTACGGTCATTGATTTTAAAATCAAGAATGGTAATAAACCAAAATTGCAATATGAATTTTTCAATAGATTGAAAACAATCCTTGAGGAAAATTCTGTTACTTATGATGATAAGATTCTCATGAAACTTATCTCTAGGTACTATCCTGATTGGCGTAGATTGATTAATGAAGCACAGAGATTTTCTGCTGCTGGATCTATTAATTCTTCTATTCTAATAGATATTGCTGACATACCAATAGATGATTTGATTAAATCATTGAAGAATAGAGAGTTTACTGTAGTGAGGAAGTGGGTTGTTGATAACATAGACAACGATCCAGTTTTAATCTTACGTAGGATCTATGATTCTTTGTATGATTATTTAAAAGGTCCATCTATACCAGAAGCAGTATTAATTATTGCGAAGTATCAACAACAAGTGAATCAAGTTGCTGATCAAGAGATAAACATGTTAGCATGTTTAACTGAAATAATGATGAGTTGTGAATTTAAATAAAAAACTATGACACAAGACACACGATTAGTACGAGTATCCAGTGGTGAGGATATAATCTGTAATGTAATTACTATTGAAGATGATTATGTTACAGTTACAGATCCTATTGTTGCTGTACCTGCAGGTGAAGGACAGATTGGATTTGCTCCATGGTCTCCATTGTTAAAAGAAAGTGAAGAATTGAGCATACAAATGAGTCATGTTCTTTATATTTCCTTTCCAAATGATGACATCAAACAACAATATGAAAATTTATTTGATAAATCTCCTTTAATTAAACCACCTGGTGGTTTTGTTGACAAGTCAAAACTCGTATTGTAATATGAAAATATTCGATAATGGACAAGGAAAAAAGATAGAAGTAGAAGACGTTCCTTTGTTTTCTACTCCTATTATTGTGACCAAGTTCAATGATCATGAAAAATTTAAAATCGAATCGTTTGAAAAAATTGATAGGCGACCACAATACTGGAACAATCCTGTAAACACATCTTTTCCTGGTATAGACAAAGATGATCCTTATATCTCAAGAGAAACATGTGATCAAATTCAAAATAGTATACTAGAACAAGTTAAAGATGTCTTTGCTATCTATAATATGCCAACAGATATTGTAATGTACAATTTCTGGTACAATGCATATTATGAAGGGCAAGGACAGGAGTTGCATAACCATCTATCAGAAGATAATAACAATCCATTTTGGTGTGGTGTTTATTTTGCTAAAAATTGCTTTGATAGTCAGTTTAAATTCAGGTATGTAAATACAGCAGTGCGTACACAGCAACCATTTGATTTTCATCAAACTCATTTAGCAGATTATTATAGGGATGTTTGGCCATCAGCTATACCTGATGGATATATTTGTTTATTCCCACCACACTTGGATCATAAAGTAGTTGTAGGAAAAGAAAATCGTGATAAGATGAGATTGAGTTTTAGTTTTAATATACTTTATAA